ACAAAAGAATCCATGTATTATAATGACTATGAAGTTAAAGAATATGTGAACGATACATTCGGTCACCACTTTAACAATACTAGTGATTGGTAAGATATTCAGGTATCTGACATACTCAGGTATTTGGTTTACAGTAATACTTAATCCTTTTCATTGGCATCTAAGATGGAACTGTTTTTTTCAAGATCCATTTAGAGATGATAAGGAGATTATTGACATACAATTTGTATGCTTTAATATAAGAATCGTGATAGATGACGGGTCTGACTGGATAGACTTTGATCAAAATAATGAAAAATAAACGTAGCTCACTGTTGACTTTTTTAGAATATGATGTATAATGACCTCATAACAATAATAAAAAAGGAGAACGATTATGGCTAAGAGATTTGTTGACAATGATAAGAACTCATCAATTATGAGAACTGCTATCAATAAACAAAAAGATCTTAATGTTATTATGAGAGCATTATTTGATGCTTCAGATTCAGATTTCATTATGCATGATGATCAGCATGTAACTTTAATCTTTCCAACTGTTCATCAAACTAGACACGGTTGGGATTTAGTTGACGGTTCAAGAGCTAAGGCTTCTGACCTAGGTGGATTCACTTTAAGAATGATTGACAGACTTGCTGATCAAACTGATATCGTTGATATGTGGTACCCTAAAGATGGTCATGTTGGAATTCACTTCAACAAAGACGCTTTGAGAAACAGACTTGATTCAGACATTCTTGATGACATGAATGCTAGAAATGGATTCAATAGATACGTTCCTAGATGGTCTGGTGACTTTGCAGCTTGGGCAGCAGGTCAAATGAATAGCATTATATTCTAATGGACAAAATTGACTTACTACTTGACTATCATTTAATCACTAGGAAAGATGGTTCGTTTGTTTTCTTTAAGGACTATGAAACATTTAGAGATCACTTAAAGAAAATTGTTAGTGGTGATGATGCTGATTTATTTTATGATGAGAATAAAACCCTATAAGGAGAATAATATGACAAAAGATCAAATGCTAGAAGGTTTACGAAACGGTCGTTGTGCTGTTCAATTTACTAAGAAAGATGGTTCTGTACGCAACATGCTTGCTACTCTTAACTTCGACTTCATTCCAGAAGAGAAGCAACCTAAAGGTACTGGCAAAGCACAACCAGACAACTCACCTATCATTCGTGCTTTCGATTTAGATAAGGAAGAGTTTCGTTCTATAAATACAGATACTGTGACAGTGTTCACATCAGAAGGAGTAATCAATGCCGCGTAAGAAGCGTGTGATGACTGAAGAGCAACGCCAGGCAGCAATTGAACGCCTGGCTAAGGCTCGCGAAAAAAAGATTGAAGAACAATCCACCTGAGTATAAGAATGTAGCTAATACTGTTCTTGCATTACCAGAGGATGCTGATCTCTCAATGAAGAATGTTAAGCAATGGATTAAGACTCAGCGTGGTCTTGCTGCTGCAGAACGTCAGAACATGAGAGCTGGTATCAAAGGAGCTCAGGCTAAGTTGTTAGCAATCAATGGTTATGTTAATAACATGGAAAACTATCTAAAGACAGGTGACTGGATTGATAGTTATTGGGGCGAGTATGCAGAGAACAAGATGGGTTGGATCTGCACACACATGGCCTATGATGATGAAGGTTATCCAAAGCGTTCTGTTGGTGTATTCTATAAGGACCTTGGTATGACATGGACACAAGAAATGGATGTTGCAGAAAGGAGTCGTAATGGTTGATTTGGATAATAAGATAATCACTAAGAAGAGATTTAGTGAGGCTGTTGAGCACATGGTACTAAGAACAAAGATACCATTTATGGAAGCAGTGCTGGAGGTTTGTGAAAAGAACCATCTAGATCCAGGTGATGTGAAAAGGCTTTTGACAGATTCAATCCTAAACAAGATTGAGGCAGAAGCAGTTAAGAATAGACTTATCCCGAAGACAACAAGTGAATTACCGTTCGACGATTAATTTGATGGAACCATTTGAAGCGTATAAAATATATCAATCTATTAAGTTACATTTTGATAGTGATACATATGACGCAGTCAAGTATAATTATAAAACTTCTGCTAAGGCACAATCGTTCTTTAAGAGAAAGGATAAATACTACTTTGCGAAGCTTGCTAAGAAGTATTCAAAGAAGCAGGAGCTTACAGAGTTTTTAGTTGCTAACTTCACTCAAGGTACGAAGTGGGTTGGTGACTTAATTGATGATGATGCTGAGAAAGCATTTACACAGTGGCAGAAGCGTAAGCAGAGTCTGTCATATGAATTTACAAAAGATTTAAGATATTTACGAGCGTGGTGCGACGAAAACGGTGGTAGTTTCGACTATATACTACAGGTGCATGATGGCCAACACCCTATCGTCGTTGCCATGCTCACCAGATCTGAAATCTCGTTAGAAACAGTTGTGATAATAAACAAACTAACTGGATTTCTAGATGCCGCTGATCAAAAGATTAGCGAACCTATTCTTTGGCCTGATATATTCAAAAGGTTAAAGAAGACCGAACCCTTTGTTGAGGTTGACTTAAATAAAATGAAGTCCGCTGTTGTCAAAGAGTTCAAAATATAGTATAATACAACGCACACAACGTACACAAGGAGAAAAATATGTCGTTTGAAAACCTAAAGCGCTCTCGTGGCGCAAACGTAGATCAACTTTTAGCTGCTGCTGACAAGATGGGTGGTAATGCACAAGGCGATAAAAAGTCTTATGTAGATGATCGCATCTGGAAGCCTACAGTCGATAAGGCTGGTAATGGATATGCAGTTATTCGTTTCTTACCTGCACCTAACGGTGAAGACCTTCCGTGGGCTCGTTACTGGGATCATGCATTCCAAGGTCCAACTGGTCAATGGTATATCGAGAAATCTCTCACTTCAATCAATCAAGATGATCCAGTATCACAGTTGAATAGTAAACTGTGGAACTCAGGTATTGAGGATGATAAGGCTACTGTTCGTAAACAGAAGCGTCGTCTTAATTATGTTTCTAACATTATGGTACTATCTGATCCTGGTAATCCTGAGAATGAAGGTAAGGTATTCTTATACAAGTTTGGTAAGAAGATCTATGATATGATTATGGATGTTATGCAACCACAATTCCAAGATGAGCAGCCAGTAAACCCATTTGATTTTTGGGAAGGTGCTGACTTCAAATTGAAGATTCGTAAGGTTGAAGGCTACCGTAATTACGACAAGTCCGAGTTTGCAGCTCCATCATCATTGCTTGGTGGTGACGATGCTAAACTAGAAGGTGTCTATAACTCACTATATGCTCTTAAAGAGTTTACAGATCCTACTAACTACAAATCATATGATGAATTGAAAGCGAAGTTAGATATGGTTCTTGGTGGCGTAGCTGCTCCAGTCTCTACTGCAGAGAGTGTAGCACTTGACACTTCTGAGGAAGCACCAGTTATGCATGCAGCATCAGCTCCAGAGGCTCCAACATTCACTCCATCTGCAACAGATACGGATGATGAGGATGACACTATGAGCTACTTTGCAAAGCTAGCTAATAACTCGTAAAAAGGAAGGGGCCATTTTGGCCCCTTTTCTTAATTCTGTGTGGATAATGAATCCCAATTTGGTCCTCTTGGATTTGGATTGGACTCCATCGGAATAACAAAATTCTTATTAGGTGGTCCACCAGTAGTATTGCTATTACTAACATTATTGTTATTAATAATGATTGGTGCTTGATCGTCTATACCAGCAAACTCATCAGCAGCAATTCTTGCTTGCCTTAATTCTTCCAGTTGAGGATTTGCTTGAACTTGATCCATATTCTTAACTTCTAATGGTTCATATCCTTCTGGTGCCATGCCAACAAAGTCAAATGCTCTCTGTAAGCCTGGAGATAACTTACTAAAGATAGTTTCCCACTTAAAGAACTCAATTATCTTATCATACATATCACTAAAGAAGTCTTTGATTGGTTTAAAGAAGTCTCCAAGATCATTCATTACTTTGTCAAATGCTTCACCCATCGATTTACCACTGAATTCCTCAGTAACATATTTCCAAACTGCATCCATTGTATTAAAGAACCAATCTGTTAGACCGTTCCATACATCCATAAATGACCACTTATCAAGCCATTTAGAAGCTTCTTCGAAACCCATCTTTTCTAATGCCCATGATACAACATCTTTTAATAGATCAAGTGGCATTACAACGATGTTTTCTACTAAGGCATCTAAACCCGCTTCGAATATCTTTATGAAACTTTTATCTTTTTTAGCTGCATCCATCATTGCATCAATTGATGCAAAGATACCTATAACCCAAGCAATTGGAGCAAATAGTTTACCTACAAATGTAGCAATCCTACCAACCTTAAGACCGAAGGCTTTGAATAACCCACCTATTCCACCAAGTGTTTTTGCAATAATACCAGAAGTTTTCATTGCTCCATTGATCGCTTTTGAAGCCCCTCTAAAAGAATCAATTATTG